CACTCATTGGTTGAACGCCAGCCAGGTCATATGCGACAAGGTTAGGCATTGCACGTCTGATCAGGGAGATCAGAACGGGATCAAAACCAGCAACAGGACCGCCAGCAGCAGCGTCACCAGAGAATCCACCACCAGTTCCTGGTGAAGGAGCGCCAGCAGCGTTAGCAGCGTTTGTTGGGGTTTCGGTCAGAAGACCGTGAGAGAATGCGGTTTGCTCTCTCAGAAACTTTTCTTGGTTTTCGAGCAGGACAGCGGTTACAGCTCTACGATGAGAATCTTTGATTGGATCAAGACCGTCATAGTCGAGAAGTGGACTCCACTTTTCCTGCAGATGCTCGGATTGGAACATTTGCTTTTTCCTTTGTACTAAATGTGTTTGTTGGTTGAATTATATTAAAATCACTTTTTGGCAACACCAGAAAGTGTTCTCAGATAGGCATTCATGCTATCAGAGTGGAATACTTGTGCATCCACTTCAACTTCTTCCGATAAACTTTCGGACTTTGCTTTTGGAGCTTTCTGCGCTGAGAAGTATGACTCCTTCAGCATCTCCAGTTTTTCACGATAATTGGTTTCACTTTCAAACTCAACACTTTCAGCAAGTGAAGCGAGCTTCTCTTTTTGAGAGAGTGCTAGACCCTCTGCAACATCATCAAAGATTCCATCAGCAACCGACTCGGAGAGACGCTTGTTGAGGACAACATTCTTTTCGATTTGCTCGTTGAGTTTTGTCTCCATTTCATCAAGTTTTTGTACCATGCTCTCTAGAACATCATATTTATCTTCAGGGATTGATACATAATGTGCTTCAAAAAGATCCTTCATGCCTGAGAGGAAGCTCTCAGTCATTTCGGTCTTAAGTGCATTTTCGATGGAGATCTGGTTCTCAGTCATCCATTCGTCAGCAACATACTCTAGATAAGAATCTACACGCTCGGTAAGAGCAGATTTGAATTCAGAAACTTCTTCAATAAGTCTCTCTTCATATGCAGCATCATACTGCTCGATGAGAGATTCTTTAATCTCAGAAACTTTAGAACGAAGTGCAGATTCAAAAATAGTGCGTGCTTTCTCTTGGAATTCTTCCGAGAGTTCTTCGCCACCAAGGAGAGCGTTGACATCTTCAGTAACGTCAAACTCTTCTTCTACTTCTTCCTCTTCTTCTTCACCCTCAAGCTCTTCTTCCTCTTCAGTTTCTTCTTCTTCAGAGACGAGATCTTCTTCAGTTACTTCTTCCTCTTCTTCAAGGACTGCTTCAGTATCAAGTTCCTCTTCTTCCTTAACGGCATCAGACTTCTTGAGACCTTTCATTGGGTCAGCACCCTTTGCACCCTTAGTGACAACATCTTTAACTTGCTTAAGTGTTGCACCAGGAGTCTTCAGCATTGCTGAATTATCATCAGACTTATAGTTCTCGGGGGTAGGACCGCCAAGATCTTCCCATGATCCCGATTGACCATCGACTGCGCCTGGAGCAAGCTTTTGCATTGGATCCCCTGCCTTTGCACCTGCATTAACAGCGGTTCTGGATTGACTTGTGCCTGCTTCCATTTCCTGTAAATTGTTGTCACTAGACATTTGAGACTCTCCGTTTAACCTTTAGATTCTTTAATCTATATTTATTTATCAAAATTAAATTTTTACTTCTTAAAGTGAATTTAAGAAGTTATTGAATAGCTCTAACTTATGCTCTTCAAGTCTTCTCTGACGAGTAAGATCTTCAATAGCATTTTTTGTACGATGTGCAACTCTTTCTCTTAGAATTCCACCATCCCATACCCACTCTTTACCTTCCATAATTCCAGATACAAAAGCATCAGGAGCAGAAGGATCGGCAACAATATCAGCAGCAGTTGCTAACATAAAGTCCTCACCAACTTCCTTATAACCTTTTTGGTTTTCTCTGAGTGAACCAATACCTCTAGAAGACACCCCAAGAGTTACTCCATCTTTGAGTAAAGATTCTGCAATCTTACCCATAGGAGTAGATAAAATTTGTGCTTTACCTACAAAGTTATTACCATCTTGCTTCAATTCACAAATTTTATGAGATACTCTATCCAAATTTACTGTAGGACCATCTGGATGTCCCAGTTCACCAAGAGCTCTACCCTTATCTACATAATCTTTAGAATATCTCTTTACTTCCCTTTCCATAATTTGGAATGGATATAACCTACCATTACGATTTACTTGCTCACTCTGAAGAAATATCCCTTGAATATAAAGATTTTTCTTACCATTAACCGTTTCGGTTATGAGCTCAACTTTTTCAATTTCTTCTCTAATGAGTTTCATCTGTTAAAAGACTAAGTTCTTATCTATTATTTATTCAGTCTTCAATTTCAGACTCATTGGAATCAAATAATGATGATGATACTGGAGCTCTCATCGAATCAACTCTTTCAGTTGCCTTTACAAATAGCATATCTTTAATATTAGATGCTACATTGGATGGAGATTCATCCGCAATAATCATATCTAAAAGTTCGTCCATAATTCTTATGTATAAGTATTACACAGTTATTTAGATAAATACAAAAAAATGTATTTTTGTATGGATGAGTTCCCTCATATCTACTATACAAATGTTGATCGTAAAGTAGATAGAAAGCAGTATATGGAATCTCAATTTGATTCTCTTGGATTATCTTATACAAGAATTGAGATGTTATCTTGCCCTAAAGATGGTCCACCAAAAAATTTTTTAGATAACTTAACTGGCACATATCCAGATAACTGTTCTCAATGGATAAACTGGTATGGTTCTTTATTGTTTGATTTTTTTGAAGAATGGTTGACAACCAATGAAGATTATCTTCTCTTTATGGAAGATGATTATGACTTATCTCTAATAAGTAAATGGCATTTCACCTGGAGAGAATTTATGAATAGAGTTCCCTATGATTGGGACTGTATTCAACTTGGATTTGAAACTCCAGATATAATTCCATTTTACTTACACCCAACTAGATCTCAATATTCTTTGGGCGCATCTCTATTAAAAAGAGATTATGTGGAAAAATTAGTTGATCTTCATAAACCATTAGGTAAATATAAATTTGATTACAGGATTGCAAATCACATTTACATTGATAGAGATTCTGGAATACATGATGGGTATGATTATGTTGCAACTTCTGGTGGTCCAGACTATTATATAAATCAATCGGGTAAAAGTTATTCAATACCTCTAATTCCAATGAATCCCTATCTTGCTGGAATTAGTCACCAAGGACCGTTTGGTGAGCTAAGTTGGAAACCAAAGATTAGTTTTGTCAAATGTTATGAGGCATATCATGAATGGTGGAATAACGATAAAGATAATTTTACTTTAGATGAATTTTTTACTTATGGAAAAGACAATGATTGTTTAATGGAAAGAGATATAACCAGATGGGATGATAAATACTTCTACGATTTGGCGATGAAATATCATGAAGGTTTACTTATTTCAACCACAACATGAGATTATCATTAAAGGAGTAAAAAATTATTGGTTACCTTATGCTGCTGGTTGTTTGTGGAGTTATGCTAAAGAAAATATACCAGAGTGTGAATTGGGAGAAATTATATTCAAAAGAGAAAGTATTGATACTGTACTTGATAAAATAGAAGATCCTGATGTTTGTGCTTTTAGTACATATATTTGGAATGAACAATATAACCTAAAGTTAGCACAACAAATTAAATTAAAATATCCAAATTGTATGATTGAATTTGGAGGTCCTCAAACGACTAAACAACTGATTGAAAAAAATTATATTGACTGTGTTATTCTTGGTGAAGGTGAAAAAGATTTTGTTGATATGCTCAATAGAATAAAAAATTCCCAACCAATAAAACCAATTTATGAAAGATTGCAATCAGATTCTTTAAGTTATTCTAGTCCTTATGAATCTGGGGTCTTTGATACTCTTGTAGAAAACTATCCTGAATATCATTGGGCAACTTTAGTGGAGACTACTAGAGGTTGCCCTCATCACTGCACTTTTTGTGACTGGGGTACATGGATGGATAAAATTAAAAAATTTGATTTGGATCAAGTAGAAAGAGATATCAATTGGATGTCTACTCATCGAGTTGGTTTTTTAATGGTAGCAGATGCAAATTTTGGCATTTTTGCGGAAAGAGATTTAAAGATTGCTAAAATGCTTAGAAAATCTGCAGATCATCCAGATGCAATAATTGATGATATTACCGTTCAATATACAAAAAATGCAACAGATGTTGTATTTGATATTAGTGAGACACTTGGGCCTTACGATAGGCGAGGTGTTACTATGAGTGTTCAATCTATGAATGGACCTACTCTTAAGGCAATCAAACGACAAAATAATAAAAAAAATGCTGAGTTTGTAAAAAAAGCAAGAGAAAGAAATTTGAATGTATATACAGAATTAATTTTAGGATTACCTGAAGAAACTTTAGATTCTTGGAAGACTGGAATATGTGAATTACTTAGTTATGGTCAAGATAGTATTGATATTTGGTTCTGTCAGGTTTTTGGTAATACGGAATTAAATATCAATAGGGATAAGTATGGAATAAGTGTTGTTAATGCAGAGGATTATGTGTCTTTTACAAATAAAAATGATAACATAAAAGAAGTTGTAGAAATTATAAACAAAACTAATACGATGACCACAGAAGAAATGATCGAAGCTTATCTTTATTCTTGGATGGTAATACAGTTACATATTAATGGATATTCTGAGATTATATCTAATTATTTTAATAAAGAATTTAATATAAGTTATAGAAAATTTTATGATATTATATTTGAAGATATTAATAATGATAAAGGTCCAATTGGGAATCACTTTAGAGAATTAAAAACTAGAGTTACTGAATATTTGAAAACTGGAAAAATCATATCAGATAAAGACACTGGGCATACTTTAGAATTAAGTATGGGTACTGATTTTGAGTTTTTTTGGAATCGTAAGAATACTATAATAGATTATATTTGTCGTGCATGTGGTATGAATGTTCCAGATGATATTGTGAATTTACAAGTAAATTACATATATGATCCAAATATAAATTATCCACAAATAGTTGGAAACTATTTGGTAGATAATGGTAGACTAGAACATGAAAGAAATGATATTTGGATATTGAAAAGAAAAAATCTTTTAAAAAATAAGATTCAAGCACTATGAAAAATCTATATATGTTCCAACCGCAATATGCGGTAGAAGTTAGAAATGAAGAAACCTATTGGTTACCTTATAGTGTAGGTTGTCTGTGGGCATACTGTACTCAGTATAAAGATGTTGCAAGTGGATATCATCTTAAGGATTTAATTTTTAAAAGAGAAAATCCTGAAGAACTTGTTAATAGATTAGAGAATCCTGTAGTTTGTGCCTTTAGTACATATATTTGGAATGAGCAATATAATTTGCACGTTGCTAAATTAATAAAAGAAAAGTATCCAGAATGTATTATAGAATTTGGAGGACCACAAGCAACAGATAAACTTGCAAAGTATGAATTTATTGATTGTATTATTGTGTCTGAGGGTGAGGAAGCATTTTTAGATTTGCTTACGAGGGTGATGTATCAAGAACCTTTTGAAAGAATCTATCGCAAGCAAAGAATTGAAACTTTAGATTTTCCCAGTCCATACCAAATGGGAATCTTTGATAAAATTATAGAAGACAATCCAAATGTTCTCTGGTCAATGACTATAGAAACAAATCGCGGTTGCCCTCATAGATGTACTTATTGTGACTGGGGTGGAATGACATATCAAAAAGTAAAACATTTTGATATAACACGAGTCAAAGAAGATATTGATTGGGCAGCAAAGCATAATGTTGGTTTTATTTTTAATGCTGATGCAAACTTCGGTATGTTTAAAGAACGCGATGTTGAGATTGCAAAATTGTTTAGAAAAGCAGCAGATGAAGGTAAACTGGAAGCGATCAATGTCCAATACTCAAAAAATTCAACTGAAGTTATTTTTGAGATTGCACAAATCCTTGGTGACATTAGTAGGGGTGTAACATTAAGTGTTCAAACTATGAACGAACCAACACTTAAATCAATCAAGCGCAAAAATATGAGCATCAATAAGATCTCAGAGCAGATTGAGAAGAGCAAAAAATATGGAGTGAAAACATATACTGAACTTATCCTTGGTCTTCCAGATGAAACCTTAGACAGCTGGAAAGAAGGATTCTCAAAAATTCTTGAATGTGGACAACACGAATCAATTGATATTTGGTTTTGTCAAATGTTTGGTGATACTGAATTGAACAGTGCAACTTCTAGGGAAGTTTTTGGTATTAAAACTATTAAAGCAGAAGATTATATGTCATTCAGTAATGATGAATATGACATTAAAGAAGTTATAGAATTAATATCAGAAACAAATACGATGAGTAATGATGAACTTATTGAGGCATATATGTATGGTTGGTTGATAGTTCAATTCCATATCGCAGGATATACTCAGTTAATTGCAAAACACTTCTTCAATAATTTAAACATAACTTATAGAAAGTTTTATGATGCTTTATTTGACTATGTTAGGAATGATGTTGGTATTATTGGTGATCATTATAGAGAAATTGAGAGAGCAGTAAGTCATTACATGAAGACTGGAAAGATACTTGATACTGGTAAGCATGGGCACACACTACATGCAGGTAGTTTTGCATTTATGTTTAATAATAAAGATGTAATATTTAAAATGGCAGAAGACGTTAGCAAATCATTTATTGATCTTAAATCTGATGTGTTGAAACTACAAAGAGCATTCATTTTTGATGAGAACGCTGAATATCCGTTCTATCTTGAATGCTCTGATAGTAAGTATAAAGTCGATACCGAGTTCAAAGAATTTGATAAGAATGATCCTCACACAGTTTTTATTTTGAGACGTAAGGGATTATTAAAAAATCAATTAACCTTATGTTAATGTTGGAGATTCTGGATCTATCGGTGTTTTGCCCGATTGTCCATCTATTGCTGGTGCTCCAGAACTTTGATCCATTGGCATACCAGTTGCTGGATCTATAGGTGCATTTGGATCAGGAATAACTCCAGATGCAATCTCCTTTTTAATTAATTTATCTTGATCGATAATTTCTTCATCAGTTTGACGAAGAATCTTACGCCTTACATAATCTTGAGAGAAATACTTACCAATATATGGTTCTGCTGTTGCTGCAATATTCAATCTCTCTGTCATCAACTCCGCTTCTTTAAGTTCGGAGAAATGATTATCATATAAGAAATCATACTGAATATGCTCTTCCATTATATCCCAATCTTGAGGAGATACAATATTTTTTAGAATTAATTGTGTCTTTAATATATCGGTAAATAAATTTGAGAATCTCTTCCTTAACCTACCAACAAATTTTGTAAACTTCAATTCATCTCTAAGAATCTCTGAAGATCTACCAAGGTTAAATCCTTCCTGACCACCAATTCTTGAAGATGGAACATTTAGTGAACGATATAATTTTTCTTGGAAATATTTAATATCAGAAAGTTCGCCAAGATTTTGTCCACCTGGAAGAGTAGAAATTTCAGTTCCTCTACCACCTTCACGACGAGGTAACCAAAAATCTTCAAGCATCGCCATGGATTTTTTATCGTCACGAATTTCTCCAGTATTTGCATCATATACAAGTTTATTGCGATAACGACTCATTACGTCTCGCAAATATTGCTCTGCTTTCATTTTTGGAAGATTTCCAACATCAATATAGAATATTCTACGTTCAGGTGCTCTTGATAACCTGTATATAACAAGAGAATCTTCAATCATGCGAAGTTGATTGATAGATTTAATTGCTTTGTGTAAATAAGATAATGTTATATTCTTATTTCTATCAACTAATCCAGAAGTACAGTATGTAATACTATCTTTTGCAAATTTTATTCCTTGAGTAACTTGACCCGATCCTTTTGCCATAGAACCAACAGGATTTTGTGTGTTTTGATTGTACACAAAATACTCAGTTATTTCTGGAAACCCAGAATCCATGGGATCTTTTTCTAAATCTTTTGACAGAACAATTGAATTGTCGTTTCCTTTTTTTGCTGCCTGCCTAACAAAACGCATTTTTAAGGCATCAATATATCTTAACTCTTGAATACCTTCTTGTGGATTTTTTAAATCAATTACTTTATGATAATATAATCTTCCATCAACGTACCAATTTCTATAAATTTCATGACATTTCTTATCAAAATCCAATAACTCTAGAATTGCTTTAAATTCTTCTCTTATTTTTTTCTTCAATCCATCACTTGCATTTAGATTATCCAAGTCAATTTGAACTGGACTATCATTGGTATCACTAACAATGGCTTCGTTCACAATATCTTCAATGGCACCATCAACCTCTGGATGAAGGGCCATCTCTCTATATCTTCTAATTAAGTCATATTCGGTCCTATAGATACCTTCGATATCTACATAAGATCCAAAAAATCCACTAGTTAGATAATGGTCAACCCCGTCCTCATTTGATTGAGGAACGGGGGAAACCACACCTTTAGATTTTTTATCTTCATCATCTATTGAAAAACCAAATAGTTTTGCCATTATAATCTAAAGTATTTTGATGTACTATTTATTATACAATAGCAGTGCCAGTTTGGTCAGT